TCTTATGATTACTTTGTTGATGTAGATGGTACAGTAGCTAAGAAAAGTAATAGTTTTAAAGTCGTAGAAGAATACTTTGTTGATGAATGTGCTAAGAAGCATGGTGATGGTCATGGTAGATTTATAGTAGGAGGCCATCATATCATTAATGGTGTCGCTACTACACAAGCAGATTATCCTACAGATTCAAATACTAAAGCAGAAATACAAGACTTCTATGATAAACGTGGAGTTGTTTATGGTGGAAGTGAAACTAAAGCAGAACTTCTTTCAAGAATAGTCCCTATGTATAGTGGGGATACAGAAGTATCTAAACATTTAAAAATATGAATTTATTTAATAAAACATTTAAAAAAATGAGTTTGCAGGAAATCTATGATTCCCAGAATCTTCCTAATGATAAAAAGGAAGATAAAAGCCTTATTGTTAGGGTTCCAGAATTAACTAGTTTAATTAAGCATTTAGATTTATTATACTATAGATTGATTAAGAAAGAAGAGCTAGAAAAAAAGAGTGAAGGTCTACCTATTGTAGATATACTTGGGAAGCCCCATGTACAAACTAGAAGTTGGTTTAATCCTGGGCAAGGCATAAAACAATCAGCTGTAGTCCAATAGTGAATAACCTAAAAATTTAAAGGTATAATATGAATAATATTTCAACATCATACGACATCCCTGTAAAATATGTTTATGTGGGATTATAATCTCCAAATAGTATGTTTAAATGGCTAAACCTGAGACTGCTCGAAGTTACAAGGGTACTGTGGTTGATGATAATGCTATCGTTAGTATTAACCTCAAATGGTTGGGGCAGTTACTTGCTTTGGTCGGCATGCTTGTTTATGGTTATTGGCGTATCGAATCAAGGTTGGGACAACTTGAGAATGAAATGCTCTCTGCTGACGTTAAAATTGAAGACTTACTTGACAAGCATATGGCTGAAGAAAAGATACAAAGAGAGCAATTAGAAGAGAAAGTGAACTTTTATGAAAAAGAATTTAATATTAATCCACTTAGTTGGGGAAAGCGTAAAAAGAAGTAAATGGGTAGTCTGACTAACCACTTAAAATGTGCGAAATAGTATGAAAAACAAGGATTTAACATGAAAAATAGTAATAAATCATCGGAATGAGAAAGATACTATCAATACTATTCTACCACTTAGGTCATAATGCAGATAGACTATTATGGATGATAAGTCCAACATATGAATGGTACGAAGATAAACTTGCAGACATCTATCAATGGGCTATGTGGCGTTCTGTAGAGTATGATGATTATTATGAAATATGGCAATCCAATAACCAAATATCAAGGTAAGATGAAAAAGAAATGACTTCTGATATTGTAACATTAATTCAAGAGTTGGGATTCCCTGTTGCAATCAGTGTTGGATTGGCTTTTGCTCTATATAGTGTAGTAAGATTTATCTTAAAAGAAAAAGTTGAAGATACTCTAAAAAGATTTGATGAAAAACATGAAAACTTGCAACACAGATTGGATATAATTATGCAGGAACTTGGCAAGATAAAAAAGTGGAATGCAGAGATTAAGTCTGATTTAAAAATTTATATTGATTTAGTAATGAGAAATAAGTAAGGTAAGATGAAGAATGGATTTTATGGCATTATATGGCGAAGCTGGCATGATTGGTGTTGTTGGTGCAATGTTTGTTTATCTTGTAGTACAAATGTCAAACAAGGCTGCTCAACAACAAGAAACTTTAGAGAATCTGAAAGTTGAAAACAAGGGGCAAAGTGAAACTCTTGAGAATATGGAAGGCATGATAATAAAATTAATTGGCAGATGGAACACGTCTGATGATAAATTAGATCGTAAATTTGATGCAATTACAAAAGAAATAAATGATCTTGATAATCAAGTATCTGAATTAAAAGGCTCTATGAGCAGAATAAATGGAAGGCACTAATGGATAGTTTAAAAGTAACAAGTATAAGTACAAGTTTAGGTTTGGTGTATTGGACAGATATTATATCAGGTGTATTAATGTGTGTAATGTTTTCAGCACAAATTTATTATTTGTATTTAAAAACCAAAAAGATAAAGGAGTCATAAATGGACTTTAAAAAAATGCTGATGGATATGGCACAAGCACAAGCTGATAAGATGCAAGATGAAGCAATGGGTTTCTTAGCATCTGATGAGTTTGCTAATCAAATCGCTACTAAAATCAATGAGAAAATAGATATTCCATTTGTAAGTGAAGAAAAGGAACAGGTCTTCTTTGAAAGAGTTGTAGATATTGTTACAGACTTAATGGAAGGCGTATTTAAAGGTAAGTAATGCCAGCAGGTAAGGGCACATACGGGGAAAAAAGAGGGAGACCTCCAAAAAAAGGAAAATCAAATGCCAAGATTCGGAAGAAGAAGTCGGGAAAGACTAAAAGGGGTAAACGCTAAATTAGTCAATGTTCTAAATGAACTTGTAAAGATAATGGATGTTACCATTATTGAAGGCCTTCGAAGTGAAGAACGACAAGCCAAACTCCTTGAAAAAGGAGCAACGAAGGTTAAATATTCAAGGCATATGGAAGGCAAAGCTGTGGATTTAGCCCCTTATCCAATAGACTGGGAAGATAGAGAACGATTCCATTATATGGGTGGCATGGTACGTGGCATTGGGCAGCAACTTGGAGTAAAGATTCGCTGGGGTGGTGACTGGGACTCTGATGGTGAAATTGCTGATAATAAATTTGATGACCTAGTTCATGTTGAACTTCGTGAATAATGCCTAAACAGACCTACAAGATTCAAGGGTTTCATGGAGGCATTAATTCCAATTCTGACCCAAGAGATATACAAGATATAGAATCCCCTTCATTAGCAGATGTTAATATAGACAAAGTTGGGAAAATAACTTTATTAGGAACGGCTGTTGATTCAGTCACTGATTTAGACCACAATATAACAATAGTAGCAAATAGAGGATTATTTGTTATGGAATCAGACAGAAAATTAGATGGGACTCTTTCTACTGAATCAATTATATTTAATTATAATTTTGCCGATAGCAATATAGATGGGGTAGATAGTGATAATACTTTTGTAGATGATTTAATAAATTTTTCAAGTGGAATTACTCCTAACTATTATTCTGCCGATGGAGCTTTAAGAGTTGGGGATATAGGATTAGCAGTAAATGGTAGATTTTTTGGATACGTAGAAGATGATAGATTTAATTCTATAAATTCCGATTCAGGGACTATTGGTTGGTATGATTCAACACAATATATAGAAGCCCCCACTTCTGGTAATTCTTTAATTTCTACCCCAGCCGCAGGCTCAGATGTAGCGACTGGTAGTAGTAGGGGATTAAATTCTGCTGATTCTGAACTTATTGGTACATATGTAAACGGTAGTGACCAAGGAACTGAGATAGAATTATTAGACGTTGCTGCTGTTAATTTAAGAACTGGAATCCAATATAACACTGCTCTTGAAACAGACCCAGCTAATTGGAATACAAAAACTAATTGCACTGCTGCTGACACTACTGCTAATCCTATATTTTTATTTGAAAATAGAAATACACTCGTTACTGGGGCATCAACTACTAGTTATAATTCTTTTGCAGATACGGATGGTGATAGCTTTGTTGTTGACGAATCTACTTCATTTGTTTTTGGGTTATGGTTTACTGACGCTGAATTTGCAAAAATTTCTTATGTAAGTGCGACTATTCAGACTTCTGACGGTACATGGATTAAATATAAATTCCCAGCAGAAGAAATGGTTGGAGGACAAGAATGGAACATATTTTCATGTTCTACTTCACATATTTTTGCTCAAACTGCTAGTTTTGGAGATACATATTCGCAATGGATTGTTAGAGTAGACCAAAAGAGTGGGAACGGTTCAAATGATTCTCCAGATTATTATTTTAGTGGGCCAGTTATTGCGAAAACAGATTTATTAACTGCATTTCCTGCTGGTTATTATAGTTTTTGGCATAGTTATTTGTATGATGATGCAAAGCAAGAATCCTTATTAAAACAATTTTTAGGAGAAGGAAGCGCCTATACTAAACCAAATTTCAATATTGTAGGTACTCCTTTATTATTGAATTTTGATATTTATATTAATCCATTTTCCGCAAGGCAATTCACTACTGGGGCAGGCGTTGAGGTGGCTGCAAATACTGTAACTAAATCTAGCCACGGGTTGATTAATGGAGATGCTGTAAAACTTGAAGGTCTAGTGAACGTAACTGGAGGGATAGCTAATAATACTCTTTATTATGTTGTTACATCTACTACTAATACTTTTCAACTTGCTACTACTAAAGGTGGAGATGCGATAGATATAACAGGCTCTGATGATACTTTAGTTACTGGGACTGCTCAAGCTGGTGGAGCCGCTACAATAACATTGGCTTCTGGGGCATCTGGTGATAATGATACATATAATGGTTATGTTGTTTATATTGCTTCTGGGACTGGGTCAGGACAATACCGAGTAATTTCAGATTATACTGGTTCAAGTAAAGTTGCTGATGTAAGTCAAAATTGGCATACAAATCCAGCTTCTGATAGTGTTTATAATATAGGAGTGACTTTTCAAAAATACGCTTTAAATAAAAGGATTATTGGGACAAGACTTTATTATAAATTACAATCAAATGATAATCATTTTTTAATTGGAGAAGTGGACTTCAAAGAAAAAGGGTTTAAATGGTTTCCAGAATCAGATACATTTGCTTATGATTTAGAAAATACATCTAATACAGTAGTTCCTGTTTTAAATAATACATCTATAGTAAAATCAATTCTCCCAGATTCTGCAAATAATGTAGATACATTCAAAGCTATCAATGGATTTAGCAATGAAACAAAATATATAAATGCAAGGTATAAGACAGCTGTTGTTCATGGAAGAAGAGCTTATATAGGGAATATTAAAAGACCTAATGCAAAGCAATATCCAGATAGGATTATAAAAAGTTTAGTAAATAAATTTGATGTATTCCCTGAAAATGTTAATTCGATTGATGTTGCAATTAATGATGGTGAAAGCATTATAAAACTTGAGACTTTTGCAGATAGAATTTTGCAATTTAAACAAAATAGTTTGTATGTAATAAATGTATCTGAAAATATAGATTTCTTAGAAGACACTTTTAGAAACAAAGGATGCTCTTTTGATTACCATGTTACTAAAACAGATTTTGGTATTGCATGGTTTAATTCGTTTGGTGTTTATTTCTATGATGGGAAACAAGTAACTAATCTTTTAGAAAAGAATGGTATGAGATTAATAAGTGAATCTGATTGGGAAGCGTTTATTACAGATGGGGAAGATGGGAGTTCTGATGATGCGGATATGTCTTCTGCTCATATAGGGTATATTCCTAAGAAAAGACAATTATTAATTAAAAATGAGAATAAAGATGTTTTTATATATGATTTTGTTTTAAGAGCTTGGCAAAAAGGGATTGGTAGTATAGTTGTTGCTTCAAATATGACTAATTTTGCATTAAAAGATGAAGATTTAATATATTTGACTGATACTGACTCTGTTATTAAAAAATGGAATCCAGACCCTGCGGCAAGTGATACTTTTGTATATGAAACAAAAGATATTGATTTTGGAGAGCCGGGAGTAAGAAAAAAAATATATAAAGTATATTTATCATTTAAAGGAAA